TGTCGTCCCGATGCCGATACGGCTATTGGTGGTATCAACATTCAAGATTGATGTTCCTGCGGCATTTTGAAGTTGAATAGCAGTTGTAGAATCAGCAGAGGGCTTGATGTTTGTACCAATAATAAGCGGGGTTGTAATTTGAGTAGTAAAAGTAGGTGAAGTTCCAAAAACCAATGCTCCAGAACCGGTTTCGTCAGTAATTGCAGAGGCAAGGTTGGCACTTGAGGGGGTAGCCAGAAAGGTAGCAACTCCCGTTCCTAGTCCGCTGACACCAGTTGAAATAGGCAATCCTGTGCAGTTTGTTAAAGTGCCAGACGTAGGTGTTCCCAAAAGAGGAGTTACTAAGGTGGGCGAAGTGGCAAAAACAAGAGCTCCCGACCCCGTTTCATCAGAAATAACCCCTTTTAATTCAAGCGAGGTCGTTGCCCCGACATTGGTGCTATTCAATGCTCCTATAGCTATATTAGCCGTGCCATCAAAAGATGTCCCACCAATAGTTCTTGCGTTTTGTAAGGCGGTTGCGGTTGCCGCGTTGCCCGTTATACTTCCGGTAATAGCATTGGTAACCGTTATGTCAGTGGCCCACAATTTAGTCAGCCGGTTCGTGGTATCTCCTATGGTTTGCCCCGAAGTTTGATCGGTCCGGACGTATTTTGTATTAAAATATCCTTCTCCTGGACCAACATGTTTTGTTCTTGTCATACAGCAATATAACGAACAACCTGAGAACTGGTCCCACTAATACAAAAAACACTTGCTAAATTAGCAACATCTAAGGTAATGCTTTCTCCCGCTAACAGTTCAAAGCCGCTGGATGTCGTTACTCCTGTAGCACCAACATAAACAGCTACAGTATTAGTTGAGAGAGCTTTTATTGTAACCGAATGAATAGTTTGCGAAGAAGCAATTGCCTCTGCGGCTCCAGTTGGAACAGTTTTAGTGTTGTTATAGATTGTCGTAAGTGGTTGTGGATCAACATGAAGTCCAAAAGTCCCAACAGTTGCCCTTGTATCATCCGTGGAATTTTTGATTTCTACAGCCCCAACCTCGATATCTTCTGCTGTAAGCGTCGCCTCTGTGATAAGAGCCTTGGTTGCCGGATTGACCGCGGCTCTCGTGGGCGTAGTGCCATCAACGGAGGAAACGCCAATTAGCGTAGGAATGCGGTTACTATCTCTGGCTGCGTCGGCCATAAGTTAATTATATAACAGCGGGGGGATGTTAAACGGGTCCTGCGGCCAGCTTTTGGAGCCTATCTTCCTCACGACTAACTTTTTGCTCCCTCAATTCCAACATTTCCTGTTTAGAGCGGATAAAAACTTTTTCCTTCTCTAGGGCGGTAGCTCTGTCTAGCAAATCCTTCTCCTGCATCTCTACCTTAACTAACCTGTCTCTCAAGTCCTTTTCTCGCTCTTCGATCTTTTGAATGTCTCTTTCCCGACTTAACAACTCCCGCTTTTTCCCTTCTAGCCTGTTAGATGATTCTTGCACTTCTTTTTCTAATTTCTGGAGTCTTTCTTCCGCGTGTTTTATAGACTCCCGCTCTTCTTCCATCTTCCTGATGGCCTCCTTGATATTCTCCTGTTTTCTCTCCACATCTCCTTCCTTTAGGGCCATCTCCTCAAATTTTGTAGTAAGTGCCGATTCACGGAGCTGAAGGCTGGAAATGTAGGTAGACAGGTCAGACAGCGAAGATGTCAAACTCGCAAGCGAGGATTTGAGCTCGTCTAAATTGACCATAAACTTTAAGCCCCAGGATTGACAGCAAAACCGATTCCGTTAGCATAGGAGGAGTCCGTTATTTTATAAGTCATCTTCCCATCAGTATCAAACTCGCATTTCCCTTTAATCCACTGTTCACCACTAGAACCAACAGCAAATTCAAAATTATGTGTGTATGGGTCCATAAGTTAATTATAACCTACTTATCTTTGCAGCTCTTGACGAAGCTGCAAAAGAAATAGATTATGAGTTGGCGTGAACTATTAACACACCTGCGTCTATAGCGTCAACAACTGGGTTGTTGACATAGACATTGGCAACGTTGGCATCTGGTAGATCTGTACAACCTAACCACCAAGAGTTGTCAATAATTATCCTTCCGTTAACAGAAGCCGGAACTGTCATACCAGCTGTCATCGTAGTTGTCCCACCACGGGTATTTAGGAACAAACAGTCCCTAAACACGGTGTAGACCTCTGACGAATAAGCCCCTGAAAACTTCACAAAGACAGGCCCTGCATTATCGCAACAAATAGACCAGATACAATCATTGAACTGGGTTCTGGCTACTGCGGTATCTCCATACAGCTCAACGATAGCGTTGGCCGCTGAATTTAAGACAGTATCAATCCCGAACATACAATTATTGAATTGGTTGTCATCTGCTTCGGTAATTGTAAGACACCTCGCCGCAGTATCATCTCCGGTTGTCGCATTAGCGATACCAGCAAAATGAACATAGTTAAAGGTGTTGTATTCTCCTGTTAAATTCACCATTACGTTAATATCATTGGGTTGATAAATCATAAAGTTGGTGAACGAACAGTTGTTGGCCGAAATAGTAAGGCTTGGGGTAGTTGCGGTAGAAGCAAAGCTAATACCAGCCCTATTCCAACCTTTTCTAAGGGGGCCATTACCGATAACGTGGGTTCTTCGTTTCGCCCAAGTAATAGAGGCAGACTCGGATGTTCTTCCAGTTGCACTAGTTGGGGCAATGATAACTACATCATCATTATCTGCTGACATAGCGGCATAGGCCTCAGCTAAGGTCTTGAAAGCATCATCTGCGGACTTACCACCACCACTCGAACTTTTACCTGGATCAACATAAAAGATTTCCCCTACTGAAGGAAGACCAATCATGCCAGCCACGTCTTCTGGAGTGATTTTAGCTCCATGTTTCAACGCTGGGATATAATCTCTAGCTTTAAGCATAATTATTTCTTCTCAGGAAAAACTTTATAGTAATCAGGATGAGATGGGCCTTCTTTTTCCATCCATCGGACTTCGTAGCCCTCTCTAAATCCTTCGATCTTTTCTTCTCTCTTTTCTTTCTTTTGTTCTTCCTTAGACATATTTTCACCTCCCTTTCACTCCTGAATATCCACCAGAAACCTGAGTTGCGAGTTTCTGGCTTCTCGTCAAGTGTAAGGCCACCAATGACCTTATCTTTGTCCCCGCTGATAGGGACAAAGTAAGTCCACTAGTCGAGCATTAAGTGAACCGCCAACATGTATGAATTTGTCGAAGTGACATTCATTGCTGTCCCTATAATATGCTCTCCCTCTAAACCGTCTTGAGGTTTTACCGATCCAGCTACCGCTAAAGATCGAGATACCCCATCGAGACCATTAGCGAAATTGGTTCCCGTATCAGCAAGACATGAAGTTAACCCCCCAGACTGAATCCAGCCATAGTATGATGCGGCTTGAGCAGTTAACGCTACTCCCACTACGCCACCCGTAGATGTCGTTGCTGGAGTTTGAATCACACCATTGTAAGGATTCTTGCGAACAGTAACTTTAGATGTCGCGTCCAATGCGATCTTTAATGGACGATCGACAGTAAAGGTACAAGTCCCCGTCGGAGTAGATTGAACATCGTGGGTCTTGATGCGGAAAGTTTGCCCGATTCCAGTCGCATAGCTAACAAACAACAGACCATCTTTGAATAAGTCCGCAGTTGTAGCTGTCCCCCCAAGAGTAACTTCGATATCGGTTGCACCGATAGCGGCAACAGTATTAACCGCCATATTATTCCAGTTGGTACTTTCTGCTGGTTCCTGTAAAAGATTTCCAGTTACTAAAGCGGATTCACCAGCATAAGCATAACGGAACCTCCCGCCGAACTCGTCATAACCAAGCGTCCCCAGTCTCGTAGTGGGGTTTGCAGTTACTCCATAAAGGTCTTCGCCTGTTAAGGCAATTCCTCCTAGTTGTGCCATATTTTTTTCACCTCCTTCACAATAAGATTAAATTGTTGCCTGTTTTTAGTCTCTGACTAAACAGAACAGGCAAACTGTTTATGTTACACACCGGTAACCCCAGTCAGTTTGCCCGATCTCCTGAATCCCTTGGCGACATTCTGCGCAAAGACATAGAATCTTGCGATTGTGCCGGCCTGGTTCGGGAGGATCATTGACTTTTGGTAGAACCAGCCATTGTATTCGGAGGGCATAGATAGCGCTTCCGCTCCCGTTCCCTCGTAAGCCTTGAGAGTGCCTAGGTTCACCTTTTCTAAGATTCCCTGGTACTCATCAGGCACAATAGTCCGGCCCATCCAGTTGTAGAAATTCTCATTCAGCATGTACCACACGCCAGAGGTAGCGAAATCGTCCTTGAGAACAGGTGCACCCCGGTATGACAATGCTGAAAACCCTGCTGCCCCTTTCAGGTCTGCCTTGCTCCGAAGCAGGCTGTCCCCACGGACAGCCACAGCGTTATACCCCACGTCGCTATAGGAAGCCCGGACAGTTGGACTGAGCAACTGCTCATATAAGCTCCATACAGTCTTTGTGGTCAGAGAGACATTCGGTTCCTGAGACACCAACCCCGCGGCGCTGATCGTATCGTGTAGTGTAGCTAGTTTAGCTAAAGTTAACGTGCCACCAGAAGCAGTAACCGTTCCTTTCAGGACAGTATAAGTGCTTCTTGATTGTCCCCCGATTGTTGAGACATTTGTTGCATCGTCAACAATAGCCTCTAGCCCCAGACATTGGTTTGACGATCCAGTCGAGTAAACAGCACTTCCCACCTTCTGCGAGGCTTCAGCCGCTGCCTTCTCGTACTTGAAAGTGTCAAGGGGAATAGTTCCCGTTTGACCCGCATTCGCAAAACTCTCCGTCATAACACTTACTTTCGGTTGTGTCATTGCCGTGTGAGCGTAACTTAGAGTAACCGTAGTGTTGACTGCCGAAGAGTTAAGCGTCTCCATTCCTACGAACCACTCACCCTGGGTATCGGAGGTAACATCCACCGTGACATCCTCGGTTTTACCCAAGAATGGCTTACCGCGACCCATAAGACGAGCGGAATAAGTAGGAGCGTTTAAGACGTTATCTACCACTTTTGCGTAGAGTTTACGCTCAGTGAAGTTGTCTACCCTGTTTCCATATTGAATTCCATCGTAGGCCATATAATTTTTTCACCTCCTTTCAGACACTAAAAAGTCCCGCCTTTTGCGGGACTAAAATGTCCTTAAACTAACTTAATTATAGCATGAGCTAGGGGCCTACTTGAAGGCCCCCATTACTATATCGACAAAACTCTTATTCCTTATATCTCGGTTGTAGTCTATTTCCTTCTCTTCCTTTCCGCTGTAGGACTGGCCGCCCATTGAAACGGGCGCATTCGCCCCGGGCGGTTGTTGGTTTACCGGTTTATAGTGTTCGTAGAAGATTTCCTTGATGGAGTAAATAGGCTCCTTACCTTCAGTTGTCCGCCTTTGATTCACTTCCTGCATAATCTTGAAGAGAGCCTTGCGTTCCTGTACGCCTAAATCACGGTTATCCTCTTTATTGATAATCCCATGCAGTTTCCCTTGAGAAACCAAATCCTCAAGCTGGTCGTCTATATATCGGTTGAAGGCCGCCACCCTGCCTTGTTGGGCTTCAGTCCTTTTCTCTTCTTCATCCTTGGCTTTTTTCGCGGCTTCCTCCTGTTCACTTCTGATCCTGTTTGACACATTCGTGGCCACGAAGTCTAGGGCTTCTTTATAGGTCGGCGTTCGCCCTTCTTTTTCCCAGACAGATTTTTCAAACTCGGCGTATTCATCTTTTTCTGGAGCTTTACCCTTTAGGGCTTCGGCAATTCTGTTTCCGACCTCTTCCGCGGTTTTCTTGGCTGTCTCCTCCTTGAATTTTTCGGGGTCAAAATCTACTCCTTCCTCTTTTGCACTTTCTTTAGAAGCTGGAGTTTCTTCTTTCGCTGGGGGTTCTGCTGGGGGTTCTACCTTGCCCGCTTCTACCTTCTCTCCCAAAAATTCGGATAGCTTTTCGTCCTTAACTTCACTGACGACTTTCTGGGTCTCTTCTTGAAGATTGGGATCGCTAACGGGTTTATTATCAGTCATAAGCTAAATGCTTATAAATATAAGGCTAAATTTATTATATCATGCCTTATTTCTCATTTTGTACCCAGCCTCTGCCGCATATCTGGCCCGTACCGAGGCTTGGGCTTTTTCGCGAGTGTCCGATGTCCCTACCACCTCGCCAGTAGTCTTTTTAATTATTTTGAATTTATTACCAACTTTTCGCACCGTCCAGGGCATTTAATCTTCCTCCTCTTCTTCCTTCTTCTCCTCTTTATTGTTCTCCTTGTCCTTCTCTTCGTCTTCTTCGTCTTCTTTCTCCTCTCTCTCTAACTTCGCTTTACGCCCGCCCCTCTTTCTGTCCATTCTCTCTGAATTTCTAACTGCCAAAACAATCTGTTGATAATACAGCGGGTCTTTTTTCAAATGATCCATAACCATCTTTTTAATAATTTTAATAATTTCCTGATCCCCGCCAAAAGTTTTAGCGTGTTCCTGTTCCACCTCCACCCCCCGTTTCAGTTCTGAAGGGATGATTTTTAGTTTTCCGTTTCGCTTAACAATTCTCATATCTTGATTATAAACTATAAAATTCCTGGGCCAACCGCCGAGGGCGTTAGTGGCTCAGTAGGAACTTGGGTAGTGTCGGTCACGGTTGGATTCACGGACGGACTGGATGGAACTGCGGGGGGTTGAACTCCTCCCACAGGGATAGCGCCAAGCTGGTTCACCAAGCTAGAAGTAATACTCTTGTCCGATAAATACTTCAAAATATAAGTAGCAGGATTGCCAGTGAAATCCATCAGTTTTGCCGCCCGCCCTTTGGGATCATCCACGCCCATATCTTCGTAGAAAGAAAGAGGATCGATGAGCTGGAGTTTCGCCATGTCCATTGCATTTCTTTGAGCCTTGAGCTTATCGGTACTTGAGGATTTTATCGTTACTTCCATGCCATCCTCGACCATATCTCGGTTGAGCGCTAAAAACACTGGCTGGGATTTCTCTCCTAAAAGCTTGCGCAGATGATTTTCTGTGTAGCGGAGCTTAATAAATTGCATCGACCATTGAGCCATCCATTCGCAGGCCGCGTTGATGGTTTCCTCTACAAGGTCGTCAGCCCTTGTGTAATCTGCCTCGCGGGCAATTTGGTTATTCGTCGCCACTTCCGACTGTACTTCGCCGCGAACAGCAGTGGCCCCAGCCACGGCGTACATCCGAGCCCGGGTATCGTTTAAGTCCTTAAATGTCGCGGCGTCGGGCCTTTCTGGGCGTATTTCTGTATGGACATTATTGACATTCCCCTCCACTAGGAGATGTTGTCGCGGATCGTCTAGGTCCATCCCCTCTAGGTCTTCCGCTTTCATCCCAGAGTCTTTAGAAAGAATATGCTTGACCCTAGTAAGAAGAGCGTCCGTAATTTGCTTTCCCCTTCTATCCATATTTTCCTGATTGCGGATGTTTTGCTCCAAACGGGAAGTCTCGTCATAAGCGATTTTTCTCCATTGATCGTAGCCGAAAAAGAAGAATGGCTTGCGGGGACAATCGAAATAATTGTGATAGGTCCTTTCTTTTGTTGCGCCAGTCGGGGACAGTCCCCACAGGGCCATAGCTCTCAATTCTTCAGTTTCTATTTCTTTCCTAGTGGATTTATTTCCCGACTCTTCATATCTAAACCACTTTTCCTCACCTTCATAATCAAAATTCGGATTACGGATTTTTTTGAGAATAAGGGTCTTGTATTTCCACATTACTCCAGAAACTTTCTGCCAATCCTTTTCCTCGCCCCGTTTATACCAATCAAACCAAATTTCACGAATTTTAATCTCCGTTGCAAGGTCTTTAGTTGTCGGCTCTTGACCTTCTACCCCGACATTGATGCCATCCTTTCTCAATTCCTCAAATAATTTCTCCTTCTTGTCGGGAAATCTCATTACTGCCTGCTGAACGGTTAAGGAGATAAGGTGAGAAATCCATCCCATATCGTCAGCACAATTGGAAATGGAAAATTGGTCTACATCGACATTGTCCGGGTGGACAACTTCAAAAACATAGTCGTCTCTCTCATAGTCCCATCTCGCCTTGAGAATGCCCGTAAAATAAACAGGCAAGTGTTTGAACCCGATCGCTAGAGCAGTCCTGGCCTCGCGCTTCCGCAAGTCATTATCCACCACTTTCGTTAAGTCTTCGGCGACAGTTTTGCTTTCCGGCCTATCGCTTCCAGGGATAACGCTCATATCTGGCAAGCGATTCATCGCCAAGGGCTTGATTGAGGACTCTATTTCATAGAGGACATTATCTAAATATCGTGACTCATAAACTTTATACTCGTTTTTCTTCTCCGCCTCTGCCACTTGCCGGCCAAAAAGATATATTTCGTTTTTCCGGCGGCGCTCATAAAGATCGTATTTGTCCGTGAAGAACTTCCGCGCATCCTCAACCTTTCTATCGATAATTTTGGATAATTCCAGGTCGTCAATGTCTAGTTCCAACTCCAAGGGGTCAGCTTGGCCCAAAATCATCTCTTGGGGGACTGTCTCGTTTTCAATAGGGACTTCCTGCAGAAGCTCTTTAGTGTTTCCTGCCTCCATAAGCTAATTATACAACGGAGCTGACGCAATAAACTTTACCACAATGAGAATTTGAACACTTAATAAAAACTGGCAACTCAATGGGCATCGGGCCGGGAAGTATCCAGACTATACACCCCCGATACTGGAGAAGCGGATTCTGGCAATTCGGACAAAAAAACATCTTGAGCTTCAGACCTTCTTTATCTTCTTTGTCCTTGGCAAGAATTACCGAAGTAACTTGTAAATCTTTTACTTGGCCTTTCAGTAAAACCTGCATATAGTTAATTATCTCATGCGCCCGAATCGCTTAGACCAAGCGGTAGCAAACTTGCCAGGGTCGATAGAAACCTGCCGTCCCTCTTTAGTAACAGCGGTATAAATCTGTTTCCCCGGTTTGGGACTTTTCCCAATCCCCCCGACCACAGCATCGATCCATTTGAGTCTCTTTAGACAATAGCGGATAGCATCCGCGGCATGATCCTCGCCCGTGGTATCTATATCCTCGACCTTGTTTTCATCGTGCACGAGCGATGGCAAGGTTCTGATTGTATTGATGCAATTCTCTGCTATCTGGAAATATGGCAGGCCATCGGGGGCAAGCGAAAACCAATTATGCAAATACTCCCACCCCCCCACTCGATCCTTAGAGGCAGGGTGGATCATCACGAAATCTCTATCCTCGTCCACGAACTGATCCCGGATAGATTTGCTCCCGTCGCTCTGTTTAACGAATATCTGGGTGTCCGCCTGAATCCAAGAGATGTCCTTTAGACTTAGATCGCAACCTTGTAACCTCCTTTTTATAATTTCTCCCCACTCTCTCGGCAACTTGTCTACTCCGTAAGCCTCGGTAAACATTGTGGCCCGATAGAAAGATAATCCTTCAAAATCTACTTTCTTTACTTCTACTCCCACCCAAGCAAAGGGGTCAGTCCTCCCCCAATCCAATCCCCCGACGATGACATTCCGCTTGTCTGGACTATAGCCCTTGATTACATGATGATCCATTCTGAACTCTTTGAAAAACTGGCCGGCGAAAGTCGTCCAATCGCCCAACCTCCATGCCTTCCACAAGTCCACATCCGTCTCTTTTAATCCTTCCAAAAACTGGATATAGCCAGGATCGTTCTCGGATAAAGTGGGGTTGTCGTCTACTGTCGCAGGGACATAAATCCTCGTCCTGCCCGTGACTTTGTCTTGGAAGGGAATGTTCGGCGGGGCAGGATCAACAAATCTCTCTTTTACCCACAAATGCCCCACCCCGCCAGGATTAGTCGTAGCGAATACTTGAGGTTTTATCTCGGGAACGGTAGACCGGCAGGAAGACAGAAGCTGGAGATAGCGCTTTTCCTCCGGTATCTGCGTAAGCTCCTCAATAAGCATCCGTTGGTACTCATGCCCCTGATATTTTGTGTAGGCTTGGTCATCTTTGAGATGGCCGGTTCTAATGATTGCCCCGGAAGGAAACCTGATGACGGCTGGCCGGTAGGCTATTTGCGCCCCCAACCCCGAATAAAACTTGACG